CGTAAGTTGATACTTTCATCATGCATGTTAGCACGAGTTTGTGGATTTGTCACCCAACCTGGCAATACCCAATCTACATAAGCCAAATGCTCTGCAGGAGTTGGATGAGGATCCACGCCCGGCTTAGGCCAATTGCCAGCAAACACTGTTTTGTCATATCCAGGCAAAATATCATCCAACACATTACTGTAAAGCCTCATGACATCACGGTGTAGACTATGGTCATCATCGGCATTTGGCCTTGCCATTAGCTCTACCATGCTGAGAAATTTCCATCTCACGTTTGGTCTAGATTCTAATAATGTCTTGACAGCTTTAATATATGCTAAGTCCCGGATCAAAAATCCTCTCTCATCAGATTGAGATATAATCATCTTGAACTTTGATGAAAACTTGTTATGCCAACGGTTGTCTATATACCTATCTTCTCTATCTATGCTGGTCCAGCAAACTATCACTGTATCTCCGGCACCAAAATGATAACGCTGGTCTGCTTCCATAACTGAGTTAAAGATGTAGTGATTGCCGGCGCCAGGGTGTCCCCAATTTTCAAAACTATCAAATTCTGGCGCTAAACAGTCTGCCCAAGTACTCCAGAAATAGTTGGTAAAACTACACCCAAATGCAAATAGTCGACTCATTTTTTCTTGGCCTTGACTAACAAATGCCATCCTAAGTATTCTCGGATTGCTTGTCTGTGTGCATATGACATTGCTTCAAACCATGGCTCAAGCACATACCGGCCCTGTTTGTATTCGTCAATATTATACATAAAGCAATGATCTTGCCGCAGTCTCTCAATTTCCCATCCATTGCTCAACAGTTGTTTAATATCGTCTTTTGAATATGCTTGTGCATATGGGCAACCGGCTTGTGCTTCAAACTGATCAAGTCCTTTTTGGATCATGGCATATTTCCACGAGTTCTTGGCATACACCATAAAACGAAACTCGCCGCCTGGTACAATTACACTTTTGACGTTGTGGATGATATGATCAATCCCCGGGAAATGGTGGATCACGCCGTAACTGTATACCAGATCAAACTCACCCAGGGCAACCATGTTCTCGGTATTAGTAACATCAATATTGTAAAACTCGCCTTCAAGACCAAGAGTTTCAAATCGTTGCCGGCTTAATGCAATACTTTGATCACTTAAATCAATGCCTACATATTCGGCACCGTGTTTGGCAAACTCTTCAGCATCGGATCCAATGCCACACCCAATTTCTAACACACGCTTTCCAGCCCACAGGTGGAATCCGGCAAACTCAGCTATATGGGGTTCTACTCGATACCTACGTTCAGATACTTCTCGAAAGAATTCTGCTGTGCCGGTATCACTGGCACTGTGTTTGATATTGCACGGTTGTGTGTTCCAGTATTTACGAATACGATCTTCTAGCGGCAATGGTTGCATGTTATGCCGAACTCACGTGTGGATTTTTAAATTGTTTCATCTGTTTGTGTATATCATTTTCAATTAGACGTTGCCAGGGATTTTGGCTGCCGTTAAATATATTCACAAAGAAACTCATATCTTTGCCACATGTATTTTGTAAATATGCGGCAATCTTGGCACAGTCTTGATGCCGTAGATCCAGTTGTTGTATACTGTGAAAATCTCTAGAGTCTTTGGGATTGTTCTCCAGCATGGGACGATTTTGAAATGTTTGGTCGTTGTTGTTGCCAGTGAGATCATGACGATCATGTAACACATCGACTTTGATACGTTGCCAAATGTCCAACATATAGGCCTGTTGACTGAGCCAAGCATCTGATATTTGATGCGGACTTAGATAGCCCAATAGATCCAACCATTTGCGCGGCACGATAGGAAAAATACTGTACGGATGATCATTGTGAGTATGAAAGGCCAACAATTTAAATTCACCGGTGTGCTTGGTAATTTCTTGATCCCAGTTTTGAGTTTGCATGACTGCATCGTCATTCCAAAATACCAACCAATTTGCATCACTGTTGCGGGCCAATTCGTTTACATATTCATTAAGTCGAATGTATCCCATTGGGACACAACTCATGGCAGTGTAATTCACTCCCTGCTGATCTAACCACGGTTGCAGTTCTTTTTCAAAGTGCGTGGTGCCAATTGCATCATCATTGTCAAACCCAAACATTATCTGCACACGAGACGGATTTGCTGCCAATTCAAATACACTTTTTACACTGCGTTCCATCATTTCTGCTCGCCCTCTTGTGGGCAATAGTATTGCAATATCAAATTCAGGTACAACCATTAAAACTCTCCATCTTCTCTATGGCCCACTCGCATGGCCATGTTACTATCTGTTTCTCTTACTTCTACTTTACAACACCACACACGTTCTGATTCTGTTTTGCCGCAGTTTGGCAGAAAAATTGTGTTTACGTATTCGTATAAAAAGTCGGCAAGCCCTTCACATCCAGTCTTTTCTACTTCCGTAATTTTAGCAAGTTTAAGTCGACCAAGTTCTAGTAAATGTTCGCGCATGGGATCGTCTTGTGCAACCAACAATGTGTGATCAAACCAATCTTCTAACACGCTCTTTAGAGGTTTAAGGCCGCCAAAGTCGGTGACCCAGTTACGAGCATCCAATGTGTCTGCTTCAAATTCAAAGTGAAAGCTCAATGCGTAACCGTGAATCAGATTGCAATGACTATCGGCACGCCATTGCCGATAGGCCACTGGACCAATTTGGTTGTATGTTTTTGTCGAGATATATTTTGCCATGATTTTCTCCTATGTTAGATTATAGCATAGGCAGCAGAGTTTGTATACCGGGATGATGCTTAGAGACCGGAGTAGATCATTACTTATGCCGGCAGTTGATAGTCGGCCTTCTTGTAGTTGGCTTGTCCCGGAATCACGCCACGCACACCACCAACTGGATCTGCACAGTCGCCGGACCGTCGGGGGATCAGGTGAATATGTGGATACATCACAGTCTGGCCTGCCACACCGCCGGAGTTGAATCCGATGTTGTAACCCAAACATTCACCTCGTTTGACCATGGCCTCACCATGTCTTAATGCACTTTCAAATGCATCGTTGATAACGGTCAGGATGTTGTAGGTGGGCACAAACAACAAATGACCGTTGGTAACTGGATATTTGTCTTTGTAGACCACAATATGGAAATCTTCTTGTACAACATCAGTCCACGGTGCTACGCCGGCAGCTCGGGCGTGATCAAGTGTTTTATATATAGTCATGTTTGTTTTCCTGTAATTAGTATAATACAATTTAATAAATCTGTAAAGTATTTTGGCAAGATAAATATAACATGCTTGATATCATCATTGTTTCTGTGCCCTATATTGAGTACAGTGCGCCGCCTGCGGCACCAGCCACACTAAAAGGATATCTAAATAAGTTAGGTATGAGTTCCGCAGCCAGAGAACTCAATATTGAATTCAGAAATCAATTAAAAGATCCAGAGATGATTGGAGAGATGATCAACTATTGGACTAAAATTGTCTCAACTCTAACGAGTCGGAGCAATTCCCGGTATCACACTCTCTTGGACCAATATGCCAAAGAGTTATGCGCTACACCAACTAGATGGATTGGTCTCAGTATATTTTCTGATGATAGTCATGTTTTTGTATTAGATTTTCTGAAATATTTGAACAAATACCTTCCATCAGATTGTAAAATCCTTTTAGGTGGACACGGGGTCAACATTAAAATTCTTGAACCTGCTGGTCCTTACATCCATGCATATATCAAAGGAGAAGGCGAACTAGCACTTAAAGAACTGCTACAGGGCAACTTTGACTATCCAGGAATTAATAGCAACGGAAAACAAATTGACGATCTAGATCAACTAGGCTATACTGATTACAGTGATTATGATCTCAATGCTGGATACGATAGTTGGTATGGTGGCGAGATCATGATTCCGATAACTGGCAGTCGAGGGTGTGTTCGAGACTGTTCGTTTTGCAATGTAGGTAGCATTTGGAACAGATACAAATATCGATCAGGCAAATCGGTAACCACTGAAATAATACACAATTACGAAGTGCATGGTTTAAAAAATTTCTACTTCACCGACAGTTTGATCAACGGCAATGTCAAAGAACTCAAGAACATGATGAGGCACCTAACTGAATACCGTGAAAGAACTGGTGCCGACATCAGATGGGGTGGGCAATGGATAGTAAGAAGTCAACGAGAGTTACCAAAAGATTACTATCAGCTGATCAAAAGCAGCGGTGGATTTAACATCACCATGGGAGTAGAAACTGGCAGTGATTCCGTCCGTGCTCATATGAAAAAAAACTTTACTAATAAAGATCTTGATGCTGAGATGGAACAGTTTAGCAGACATAGGATTTCTTGTGGATTTTTCATCATGATAGGATATCCCACCGAAACTGAAAAAGATTTCCAAGACACACTTAAGATGTTTTCTCGGTATACCAAATACGTGGCCGACGGAACCATAGTTGGACTAGCCATTGGACGCGGATACATTCATATAGATGGATCGCCAATTAAACAAGATACCAACATCATATCTTTCACAACTCCCGGTAATAATAAGAAATGGAAAAGCAATGTTGCCAACTCAAACTATCTGGAAAGTATTCGTCGTAGATTGGTCGCACAAAATCTATTAAACAATCTCGAGTGGCCTTCAACTAACCTTGAATACGAACTAAGACCCATACTTAAAAATTCTGGAATTTTGTTCGACGTTACCGACCGACCATTGGTTGATGATTTACTGTCTATAAAAAATGTAGAGGTTGATCCTAATTTGTTGAGTCATTCTTCACCTAATGAATTTGAAATAGAAATTTCATGCGAAGGAAGCAAATCCACTAGCTGGCCAACAATTGATATACAAATCAACAACACCTATTATCAAAACATAGAAGTCCAAGGCATCCAGACATTCAAGTTCCGGGTGCTTGATAAAAAAAAGCGCAACCTTGTACGGATTTCATTGACCAATAAAGATCAAAATGATACCATACTAGAAAATGGGGTGATTGTTAGTGACAAATTTGTCAAGCTACATGAATTCAAAATAGACGGAGTAAGAGTTGATGCTGACCACTTATATCTACATGGAAGAGTTAACGCTGATGGACAACGGCTTAAACAAAATGGCCTATACAAAAACAGCACGTATACGTTTTACTTTGAAAATCCAGTGCATAAGTTTTTTATAAGACGTCGCAAATATTACTTCAAAGATAAACTTGAAACCACCAGGTTTCTATTAGACAAGGTATCATCCTTGTTTGATGATTTTGTTAATCAAGATATCACCGCGGTGCAAATTCCTGTTGCAGTTTGATATTGTCAAAAAACTCTTTTTTGGTATTGCCATCGTCTTTGAATGCACCCTTGAGCACAGTGGTTTGTGTGAGACTTGAATGTGCCATGATACCTCGATTCTCACAGCAGCCGTGTATGGCCTGCACATATACTGCAACATCTTTGCTATCAGTAGCCTTCATGATTTCTCTTGCAATGTCGTTACAAAGTTCTTCCTGTAGTGTTCCACGCCTAGCGCACCACTGAGCAATACGAGTATACTTAGATAAACCAATAAGTTTATTAGCAGCAATGATTCCAATATAAGCAACGCCACTAACGGGTTGGTGATGATGGCTACACATACTGCGAAGCTCACTGCGGACAACCAACATACCTTCGTAACGGTCAGTGCTATCATTCGGAAAAGCTGTTGCGTCTGGTGCTGGTTCATATCTACCTGCCATTATTTCGTTAAAGTACATTTTGGCCAGGCGTCTTGCTGTGCCTTTACTATTAGGATCGTTTTCTCTGTCAATAAGCAAACGATCTAATACTGTTTCAAATGCTGCCGTGGCTTCATCAATCAAATTTTCTTTATCAGGACCAACCAAATAGTCACTTACATTATCGCCTGCCCAAAAACGCTTGCCCTCACGTTTCATTTTAGCACGAATAGAATTGCCTAGATATCCTTCTTCATAGCCCTTATCGTCTATGTTGTTTAATGTCACTGGTTCTGTCAATTGAATTTCTCCGAGTTAATAGTCGTGGATGACTTTGTGTTATTATAATGTATTTAGATTGCGGTGTCAAGGCACAATGGTTATTTTTCTTAAATCTGGATAACTGACATCCTGGCTACCAGGCTGAATTTTAGGTAGCAATTCAAGACCCAGTATGGCTTCTTCAATAGTGGGCTTGTAATGGTAGCCTACTCGGAACACCTGTTGTGATTGCCATGGAGCAATAGTTAGATCACGCCCATCATACCGTTGAGCCAACATAGTATCATAAGCTTCGACATCATCCAATAGAATTGCACCGCCTCGGCCAATGCCTAAAATTTTAGTATGACCAAAACTTAGACATTGCATGGTACCCGGTTGGTACATATCTTTTTCAAGTTTACGTGCCGAATCCCATACTCGTGTGCCTACAAATGGGTATTCTCCAATCCATCGTTGCCAGGCGTGGTCGAGATACTCATACTTGATACCTAGTTTGTGCATGGTCATTGGAATGCTTAGATAGGTATAAGGAGTAAATTTGCACTCCTTGACTTGGTCATACCGTAAACACAACTCAATGGCGTGTGTGCCACAGTCAGTCATGACGGCATAAGGTGCGCCTGTGAACTTTGTTAGTGCTTGTTCAAATTGTAATATTTTATCAAACATTGTACCAGGCCCAGGCATGTGAAATCATATCGTCAAGTGTAAATTTCTGCCAGTCTTTAAAGATTCTACCAAATTTATCTGCACTAGCAGTAAGCGTAGCCGGATCACCAGGACGTTGTGGTCCAGTGACCACTTGTAATGTTTTTCCAGTAATGCGCTCAGCAGCACTAATAATTTCTAAATTGCTAGTACCGTTGCTTGTTCCAAGATTATACACGCCAGACGGAGCATCGGCATACAATGCACTTACGTGTGCGTCAGCAATGTCTTGCACGTGGACGTAATCTCTTACACAACTGCCGTCATCGGTGGAATAGTCTGTACCATTTAATGTAAATGGCTTGTTATCTCGTATACTCTCAAGCACTCGGGCAATAATATGTGTAGCCCCGGGTTCTTGTCCGTGCCGGCTGTTTGTGTCTGCGCCACAGGCATTGAAATAGCGAAAAGCAACATAATCAAGCCCGTATGCCTTGTGATAACTTTCCAATATTTGTTCAACCATAAGTTTACTTTCACCATATGGACTGATTGGTTCACGTGGATCAACTTCGTGACACGGAGTCATAATTGGCGTGCCATACACTGCCGCCGATGAACTAAAAATAACTTTAGTTTGCGGCATGGTTTGTATGATAAAATCCAACAGATGGACGGTCTTGATCACGTTGTTATGATAGTACTCCATGGGAGTTGACAAACTTGGACCAACCAAACTTGTGCCAGCGCAATGTATAATGGCAGCAGGCCGCACTTCAAGCAAATGTTTTTTAGTAATATCACTATCAAAGTCTGCCTGGAAGAAACTCATTACCCTGTTGTCAAGATGCTTGGGAAGTGGCCGCCGATCAATCCCAACAACCACATGTCCGGCATCTTTAAGACGTAATGCAATATGGCCGCCTATATAACCAGCGGCACCAGTAACTACAATTGTTTGTTTCATATTATCCACACGCCTTGATGCATTTTGTATCGTTTAAATTGAGAGATATGTTTGACAAATTGTCTAAGGTTTGAAATTGGTCAGTTTTAGAAAAATAACAGCATCTGCTTAGATTGCCATTGGCTGAAATATATATGCTTGGCATTGACAAATGCATACAGTTCTCGGCCTTGGCTGTTTTTTTTATTGAGTTGATGTTGATAGCTGAACTAAATTTATTTGTGGGTAACAGATCAAATTCTTCTCCAGTCTTGTAATTTTTTGCAATAGTCTGAGTTCGGTAAAGTTTTGCCAATTTGAATTTTTTAAAATTCAATGTTTGACTTAATTTCATACATTCTATTAGTTGATGCTCGTTGTGCAGATATGGAATAAACTGCCAAGTTGCATACCCTCCGTTGTTGATAAAAGATTGTGCGTTTTTGATTACTTTGTTAAAATCTGTACCTTGACGATATATCTCATGAACACCGGCTAACCCGTCAATTCCAAACCAGACATCGTGTTCAACATTTTCTAATCTAGTTGCTAACTTTTTCCACCAGCTGACACTTCTTAATCCACCATTGGTATGAATCTGTATTTTTTTAGCATATTTTTTTGAAATATCAATAATTTTATCAAAATGTTTTGATGCTATAGGATCGCCAAGATTGCCACACAATTGTATGCCATATAAATTTGGTAATTGAAAAACAATGTTTTCAAGAATGTCTGGATCAAGATCTTGTTCAATCAATCCAGTTGCAAGACCATAACCGTGGTTGTTTCTTGAGCAGGCTGGACACCATGCATTGCATCTTGAGCTAGCTTCAACATGCAACCATTTTACATCATCTAGCTGCATGGTATGATTGAATCTTTACAACTTGATATTTCTCGTGAGCCACATGATCACGATAGCGATTACCAGCACGATTCCATTGCTCACCTTGACCAGTCATGATATCAATCACACGATCAACAGTGTAATTGTTCCAGTCACTGATCAGTCCCATGTTGTGATGCGGGTCACGCAACAAGTTTTGCATCTTGTGATAAGCATCGTCTATACTCCAGGGAATATATAAACGTTGAGGGTCATTAGAAAAAGTTTCAGGGAAAGACCTATAAGCAGGGTATAAAACATTACACCCAAGAGTATCTGCTTCGCTGACTGTGTTTGAAACCCAATCTTGAAGGGCGCAATTAAACAGCACACGAGTGTCATTAAGGTGAGCGTAGTAATCATTTTTGCTTATGTTATCATAAATTTTTAACTTGCCGGCTTGTTCCATTTCACGTGCTCGAGTCACATAGTCTGGATTGTTACTACGCAATGCACCGCCAGAATAAATTGCAAACTCGCATGGCTGTGTGGTCAGTTTGCTGTACATTTCGATTAGATCCATAAAGAAACCCGGTTGTTTCTCTTGATCCCATCTTGCTGCAAATCCCACTCGACGTGGCCGGTCGTTAAACGGCTTGATGTTATCAACACCGCCAATCCGTTCAAGCACTTCTTCCTTGCCAAATGCCAAGCCACTAATGTTATAGATAGGAGCAGTCCACCCAGCAATACGCATATGAGCAACCATCTCTTCGTTGGTTGCAAGCACACCTGTAACAAAGTGATTAACCATCTTTTCATAAGTTGACATCCACCCTGCCATACCCCATACATGAACAAAATCATCAGGATCAATAGACTGAGCAAGACAACGGACATAAATCTTAGGACGCATATCGGCCGGCACTTGATCAAGAATATAAGGCAAACTCTCAATTCCAGGCTGAAACATGTCCTCAAAGTAGATAACGTCTTCACTGGTAACTTCACCCTGTTGCATGAGACGAACCAGATTCATCATTTGACTCATACCAAAATAACTGCGTCCGTGTGCGTCTAACACTTGCCCTACCACAATCTTTTGACTGTTGTCTAGGGCAAGTCCGGGCACATAAACAACGTCAAGACCTCTGCGGTCAAACACACGCCGATTCCATTCTGTCAGTTGTAGTGTATAGCGGGCCTCGTAACTTTCCAAGCCCATGTAGTAGAGCTTTCTCATGCTGGGCGATATCCTGCAAATCTGCGAGCATCTTCCCACCACATGTTCTTGGCATTTTTACCTTGATCAAATTTATTGTATTGCTGATACACATAACTCTTGAAATTGTAAAGATCTGCTTCGTTATAGCGATATCCGTAATCTTGACAGAATCCCAAATACTTGTCAAGATCCTCAAAGATCTCTGCCACACGCGGATTGGGTTCAAATGTAGATTTTGCCATTTTTATTTCCTTTAAATATTAACTGATAATGTAGGTCGGTGAGTTTCATACTTAATAAAGGCTCCGTTTTCACCATCTTCGGAAACCTCAATCCAGACCGCACGACCTGGATGTTTGTCGGCAATATGTGTATATAGGTCATCACACATCATCTCGCAACTTTTATAGTCAAGTTGTAGAATTCCATCTTTGTAAAGATTCTCTAACCACCGCTTGAACTGAATGAACTCGATATCACGGTCGTTATGTACCACATCTATCCACACACGAAAGTGAAATATATGCCGATGCGGATGACTTAAAAAGCTAACATCGTATTCATCCCCGGTTGCCAGTGTTGGGTCACTTGCAGCAGCTGGATAGCAATGGATACCTTCCTTGCGGAACGTGATCCATATTTTACGTTGGGCATGTGTCACAATTCTTTCAATTTGTTGTCGTTGTTCTTGATTCATATGGTCTGATCCTTTGTATATTTAGACCAATCAGTAAACACTGATCGATCTTGTAGTTTGTGTATACTATGACACCATACTCCAGGATTGGTTGCTTCAAAGTCTCGGTCGTCAATCTTGAGTGTGGCATTGTATCCCAGTTGATTTATGTAAGGAAGTTTTACAGATATCATTGGAATAAAATTATGATTGTCTGCTAAACAACTTTCTAACAATCCTTGCACACAACTGACATCAATGTCAAGGGTGCATAGATATCCGTTCTCTAAAAATGGTTTGATCATGTTTTCCCAATTAGCCCAATTTAATCCATCATTGGTGTTGATGTTAGGAAAGCTCTGATTGGCACCAAAGTAGATGTGTTCACACCCGTTTAAATTGGCTGCAATCTCGTCAGTTGGGTGTACTCCTACCACAAACAATGTTTTTTTGCCAAGTGCGGGAGAGTGTTCTACTTCTGTGCCTGTGAAGAATTGAATATCGTCGTGTCCGTCTCTGATCATATGTGTGCCTGTTCCAGTCGATCTAATGCCGTTATATCTAATTGTACACTATCATCGGGTTGCTGATCAACCTGTGTTTTGTCAAAACTAAACAATGTTTTGAACTGAGTTCTACCGTTCATGGCTTTTTTGCCCTTGAATCCACGTGTGCCCACAATCTCCATCCAGTATTCGCTATACAGTTCAATGATAGCCTCGCTGGTTTCGCGATCCGGTGCGGCAAAGATAGCCTCCACAATATCTTCAAACTTAGCGTAGTCACCGCCCTGCCGTTGCATCATAGCAGGACGAGAACCGGCATCAAATCTTCGGTTGGCCTCTTGTACCGCAGTTAAATGCATCCACACATTATGCCCCATCAACAATGCATAGCTAAAACTATCCCATGATGTATTGCCTTCTTTGCCAATCTTGTTCAAGTCGCCGGGTTTGTAGATGCAAATGTCCTTCATCTGAAACAAATTGCTTAACGGACTATCTTCCCATCTAGGGTATACTCCGTCGGCAACCACTCCATCTGACCATTTCCTTGTGTCGGTTGAGTATTTTTTATCATCGGCCGAAGGAGCCATGCGATACGACCATTTGCGGTTGTGTTTAAATACGTTTTCAAAGTAAACCTGGCCGTTGGCTGTGGCAAGAAACGGACTGGCACAGTCAAAGCTGATGGTAAATTGCGGATTGACATATTTTCGGACGGCTCTCTGTATGACGGTTAATAAAACTGCCCACTCTAACTTTGACGTACCCAAGAAGTGCATCCAATCATGCACTCCCTCTTGTAATAAATTGTCATACTTGAGTGCAATCAACCGTTCAAGAATCAAATGTACATCACACATATTTTGTCCGCCCATGCCCCATCCATCAAAGTGACGATCTGGATACACCGCAGGATCACAGAAGTGTTTCATTTGCTGATACCATTCTTCTGCTGATGTATGGTTATCTCCTTGTAGCACATTTAGGAAACGAGCGCCACCTTCATCTTTGCCCCGTCGGTGCTTGATAAAGTATTCATTGTTGAATTTAGTAGCCGCAACTGCTTCGTCTAGTGTTTTGATCTGACAAGCATCTGATGCTTTCTTGTCATGGATAACCCATGTAGGAATATCCAACCCCATACCGTAGTTACTAATAGTATCCAACCAAGTTAGTACAGACTCACGTTTTTTCTGTGCTTTGGCGCAGCCTGAATTGGCTTTCCAGTCACCTTCCCACAGTCCTTTGGCAATTTGAAACCCGCCCGAGTCTCCCAACATAACAGTATTGGGATCACGATTGCGAACCATGTCCTCGGACCAATCTTGTTTGTTTAAATCCAAGTTGGCATGTCCTCCGGAGTACAATGACCACTTGTATGGGAACAATGCTTTTTGGCTGTTGAGCCAATTCAACTGTTCCATGTCAGTAAGGCCTTGCGGAAATCTAGCAGGATCTACATATGGTCCATTTACAGGATCACGTTGCTTGCCTACAAAGGTGGCATAAAATCCCGAGATGGCCGGAAGAAACACAGCATAGTCGCTTTGTTTGGCAGTTAGATTGTCTTGTGTGATCACTTGGTTTGTGCTGGAAGGATGTAGTTATACACAGCAATACCCGAGTCAACAGTGATCTGTACTGCTCCGTCATCACTGATGCGAACAGTCTTGTCGCCGACCAGCGCCAAGATACTAGAAACTGCCGAGGCAGGATAACTCCATGCACGTTTCAATTGTCCATTAATCCCGGCCTGGACTACAAAACTACCGGCATGCGTAGAATGATCACCAAAGGAAAATACCAAGTCGGTGCCATCAGTTTTAATTTGGAAATTTGGTTGTTCTGCATTTGCACTCATTTGCATTTTCAATCGCATGATACTAGCAACAGTGGGTTCAAACTCAATTTGCCACTTGGGTGTGTTATACGTACTGGGTTTAAGTTTTTCACTCACAATGCCACTTGCCATAAATCGATAATTGTTCCGGAAGTCACCAATTTTATTTGCAAAGTCAATGCCGTCGGGTTCACCAGTGGCACGCTTGGTAATGTTTAACTTGGCGTCTTCTTTATATTCTGGTAAGTTCAGCAAAATTTTAAGTTTACTCAAATTAGGCATACCAAATGTACCAATAAAATCGGCCAATGGATTTTTATATTCACCCCTTACTACCACACTCACATTGTCGGACATGCCTTCAATTTGTGTGGATGCGTCAGTTCCTACAATCTTGATCAGGTCAATACAACCTAGATCCACGGTGTGTTGCACCAAGTCATTCAAACAGTCTCTCATATATTTCTCCTATGTGTTAAGTATACAGGGTTTATTTAGATTTAGCAAGCTATTTCGAAATAATTGCAGCCAGTGGTTGTCCGCCTCTCAAGCTGACAATTTTTCCCGGACGAGTCAATTCAATCCAACTTAAATTTCCAAGGCCGGTGTGGTTATACGCAATATCAAACCCAACTTGTTCTGCAAAATTTGCAACATGTGATCGTGGAGTGTAGCACATGAATTTAGATTCAAATAATGCCACACCGTGTCCTCGGTCACAATCGTTAAATGTCATAATAAACACACCGCCGGGGCGCAATTTATTGTAGATTTCGCTGAGATATCGTTGTAATACTTCAAATGGTTTGTAATTGAAGAAATTGTAAGCAAACACCAATCCAAATTGGTTGTTGGGCAATGCACCCAATATCTCTGAGTCTGTTTCTGTAACTACATAGGGACGCAATCTACGTTGATACACTTCATTAAATCTACCGGTGCTTGGAGTAATAAGATCCATGTCATGATCAACAACATACAATGGATCAAGAGGTACCAGGTCCTGGATGAAGTCTTCGTTGCCGGGTCTTATAATCATGCCGGGCACTCGCCAATCAGACAGATTGCGTATTCGTGCAAGCAATCGGTCTTTGCTATTGTCATCCATGCCCATTCGCCGATTGAGAATATATTCGGTGGTCTCCCACACCATATCTTGTTCATACAATCGTGTGCTCTCGGACATATACTCAGGCTCCTGCTGTTGGATCATCACATCCAGCTCATCACGTAGATTTTGCAACACCTGCCCTAGCTCATCCACAGCTACATTTGCTGCTGCGAACTTTTCTTGAATTTGTTCTGTATAGTTTCCCACTTGCAAATTGCTGTTGACAACTGTACATTGCATGGCATCTAATTCATGCATTGCTCGATGCCGTGTGGCATCCAGATTGATAGTATCAAGGTGATTACGATAACGGACAATATTGCTGAGTTTCATTTGAATGTAAACAAACTGGTAAATGTATTTTCTGTGTTAGTTGCAGCTGCCAAATCCCATTCCAGCACACCCAACAAGTTATCGATCTTTTGATCCACAACTGTTGCCTCCATTTTGCTATCATCAAATGGCAAATCTTTAAACCATTGTGGCAAGTGCATCTCGTCAGTGGGATATCCAATACTGGTCCACCCCAATGGATTTGGTTTCAACTTACATACAATGGTTTTCATACCATCAACAACTGCCATTGAATAGTTATCTGAATTCATTTTACGCAAGTTATTCCAGTTGATAGCAGCTCGCACATGCCCGGGCATGTTGGCCTTGCCAAGCCGTTCTTCTTCTTTGCAATACTTGGTCAAGTTGTTCACACGCTTGGGACTGCCTTTTTCCCAACCCGGTCGATCCTTAAACTCATATTTAAATTTACGAATACGTTCAATGATGTTTTCTCGATCTGCCCCGTGCAATGTACTATTTAGAATTTCTAACAAAAAGTCTTGAATAACTTTGGGGGTATCACTGCGTTTTAGATCCAGCCCCATGGCCTTGGTCTTGCCCTTCTTGCCCTCTACATCCAGGCGTTTGCCTTCTAAGTCAATGATGTTTACAGCATAGCGTTTCTTTGTGATAAACAATCCGCGATCTGCTACCAATTCACGACCAGCAGCAATCAATGCACCCATTTCTCGTGGACAATGAAATGCTTGTTCCATAAATCCCGGAAAGCTCAAGTTGGCTTGTTCCGCAATAGAATCATACAATGCAATGGCTGTTTCTTTTGACCAGGTCATTCTACCTTGTTCCACTTCTGCCTTTACCGCCGGCCATGCAGAAAAATAACAAGAGTCAGTATCGCCATAAATGATTGCATCACCAGTGTGGTCGTATTTGCCCGTGATGCATTCATTGATGTGTGCATCCATATGCCGAGCAATAGCACGGCCTGTTAGTGTGGTGCTTTGACCAATCCTATGATCAAAGAATCTACATCCAGAATTTAAAATAGCACCGTACAAACTATTCAAGTTGATCTTCTTGACCAACTGACGTTTGTCCCAGAACGCTTCTTCTTTTTTATCTTTGGCTGCTTTTTTCTTGGCTTGTAATTCTTGACGCTCACTGTACCAACGTTCCAGCAATCCCGGGATAACGCCCTTCTTCTCATATGTAAGGATAGTTCCATTGGCACTGATGATCCAAGGTTGATTTGAATCAAATATAATTTTCCAAATCTCCGCAGCCGAATGTACACTATTGCTGCCGTCTTGCCAGTCAATGGTTATCTCTGTACCACGCTGTTGTTCCATCACAGCGGTGTATTCTAAACTGCCAAACAAGCCTTCCCATGCGGCTGCAAAGCTGGCTCCTTTGGCAATTTTTTCTTTAATATAGCGATCAGTCATGACCGGACGCAGTTGTCCTACCACGGTTTCTGGACCCATGTTCATGGCACGAATTGCAGATGGATACAGTGAGTTAATATCAACTGACCCGATCCAGTCGTGCAGGCCTTTTTTAGGATATGCCACATACGCACCGGCAGCCTGAGTGTCGTCGTCGGTCAGCCGTTGCTTGCGATTGGGCACAACCATACCACGTTCGTGTGCCTCGTTGATAATGGCCTGTTCCGTCACAGCTACTGCACCCATGGTTGTTTGCAACAACACAGTATTAGCGTGGGCCAATTCGCTTGCTAGACTCAAAAACTGTAGTTTGCGATCCAGCTTGTGTAGCAGCAAGGTATCCTGCCGGTTGTATTCAATAAACCTTTTAAAGTGTTGATTGTACAGTTGATCCAATGTGCCTTCAAACTGAGTCTTACGCTCGTTGAGTTCGTGTTCACCAATGGCATCAAGGCTATAGCTGTGACGTTCTTCGTATGTGTACTTACGATACAGTTGCATATAGTCCATATGCACTCGACCAACTAGATCATATGTCTGGGCTTCAGCACCAAATCGTTCAAAGGTACGTTGCTTGGGCAATTTACCCCACAGGCAAAACTTGCGTGTATCGTCTTTACTCAGCACACGTATTGTTCTGTTGACAGTGTATGGAATGTCATATCCTTCGCTGTTCCATCCGCTTAGTACATCGGCATCGTCAATAAGATCAAGGAATGTTTTGATCATATCCTCCTCACGCTCGAACAACAGAGTATTGTCAAATTCTGCAACAAGCTCTTGTGCAGTCTCCCAACTCAATCCCCGGGGTGGCACAGCTAGTGTTACCAGCTGATCCAGCCAATCTAAGTACACCGATATAGCTGTGATTGGATTAAACGGATCATCCACTGGAGAGAATCCGCGTTCAAGATCAAATGCAACTTCGATGTCAAAAAATGCTGTGTGTAGTTCTGGTGCATCTTGATTTTTGTAGTTCTCTTCCAAACATCTAAAGATAGGATTAATATCGCTCTCGTACAGTTGTTTGCCAGACTGTCCTTGCACCTCACGTCTAAATTCTTTGTTATTACGTGTTGAAAATCTATTCACAGGTGTGCCATAGATTGATTGAAACTTGCCCCTGGGGTCGTCGTAATAGAATATGTAGTTGGCAGGGTACTCGCGATAAACCCGTTCGCCATTGCGGCGTTCAACCACGTGGATACGATCTTTTTCGCGATCGAAAATTGCGTCAATATAACTCATCTATCTCCGTTTATGGCCGGCAAGCCGTGATTCATGCTCGTGACGTGAGCGACTCGCTGTGTAAAACAGTATTTATAGAGTTTTGCCAACGGTTTCCAAAATTGTTTCCAGAATCTCGTGGTCTTGTTTGGTTTTACCAAATTCGGCTTTGTGTGCCAATTTGATAGCCTTCTTTAGAATAGATGGTTTGATTTCTAGTTCTTCTGCAATGGCTTTGATAGTGTCATTAAGTCCGCCCTGTAGTGTTTCAATTTCTTGAGTCACTTGCATGCCCTCGTTGATGATTGCTGTCAGCTTGATCTTTTGATCGCCGTTGAATGTCTTTTGTTGTGTCATAAAATACTCCGATTAAAAAGCTATTTTAGCAGAGATAATTTAATAATGCAATCTCATTAGAGTAACTTGGGCATAAAAACATTGGTGTCAATATCATAAATTTTGGTTAGTGTGCATTGTTGATAGTTATCTAATGCAAATTGTTTACATCTATCTTGATTTTGGTATTCGTGTATTAAAAAATCTTGAGGCACTAAATTTAAATTCATCAGTTGTCCTATAACAAAACAAACCCAAACCATATTGTCAAAATTGTGTTTAATTGCAACAGGATTCACACAGGTGTTAATGAATCGATCTCGACGCAGTAAAAAATCTTCTTCACTGATAATGTCATAAGAGTTTTTAATTTGAAATTTATAAAGTTGCGTATAGAAATTTTTGGGGGCGTCAATCAAATCATCGTGATTAAAAAATACATGATCGTAGATTTGATCAAACCTACATAAAAATCTTGCAGTATTTACGCATTCTAAAAAATGAGTTTTATAATCAGTTTGATTAAAAATATTTAAACCATTATGAAAAAATTTATATATTACATTAAGATAAAAATTAAAATAAGATTTGCCACTGTACAAATAATCAAACTTTGTTGGGTCAAGTTCGTGAACTAGTTTGATAGAGTACTTTTTTATTTGAGTAAAATCGTGTTTATGAAAATTTATAGGATTGTCCGGCAATGATTCACGGCAAAGTAAATTTAATAACCAATTTCCGCCGGCACCACTTGGAAAACTAATATGAATCATTGTGCTTGCTCCAGTGATGCACAACACGGCGAAATCAACACGTTGCCAGTATTTGTTGACTGTAGACTCAGTGTTTTAAATTGATCAAGACAGTAGTATTTCAAGAGAAGCTCACTTTAACTATAGTAGGTAGCGAATCTATTTATAGTAAGGCAGCAGCCGCCTCACACTTTGGGTAACAAGTTACCGGTCCTAAGGTGTGTTCTTAATGTGCCAATTGTCTGGCATGATCTCTGCGGCGCCCTGCAGCAATTTGTGTTACCCGTTCAATCAGATGATTGCGTTGTACTGTGGCCAATTGATTGACCATGCCCCGGCGGTCAAACTCATGGTTGATATACTTCTTGATAAAGTTTACATCATCACGAGTTTGCACAGTTTCTAACATTTTCTTCACTTGCTTGATTGTTTCGGCAACTGGTGTTAGATTGTTCTTGTTCCATGCCGCCGTGGGATCTGCAAGAGAATTGTTTTTTGCCCAGGCCGGTGTTTTACCAGCTAGTTTGCGAGATGATGGATCAGCAGGGCCAAAATCTAATTCCATCTGACCACCTACACCAGCTGCTGGTAGCGGAATCTTCTGCCCAGCTTGTGGTTCTGCTTGTGCTGTTGGATTTGTGGTCCGAAATCCACTACCATTTGGATTTGTGGCACTGGCTCGATGTACTTGCCCTGTGGCAGTCTGTTTCAACGTGCCTCCGGTACTGGTTGTTTCTGGTGGGGCATAAGTGTTTAATGTTCTGGTCATTTGTCCAAACGGATTAGCCGCGGCTTGTGTGGCCGCTGGTTCTTCTGGAGTGGTAGCAGTTGTTGGTGCTGGAGTGGTAGCTGCGGGTTGTGTGGCCGCCGGTGCCGGTGCCGGTGCTGGTGCCGGTGCTGGTTGATTATGTAGTGCCGCTAATTTTCTTTTTTCGTATGGTTGGCCGGTGTCAGGGTCAATAAGTGATGTGGCACCGGTTTGAATGCCTGCACCGCCGGCTTGACTGCCTGCCACGGCAGTGACTGGGATACCCATCTTGCTGTACACGTCAGTAATCACCGGTTGTGGAACACCTTGCGTGGCCAAGAAGGCTGCAATTTGATCAGAGTCAGAAGGATGACCCAACTGCTGCCATTCCATCTTGAGTTTGGCGGCTGTGACTTTGCGAGTAAAGTTTTGTGCCTGCTTGCTTAAATATCCACCAACCTTACCGGCAGTTTTATCCAACCAGTTTAGACCTCGGCCAACCATGCCGGGCTTGGCAGTAACTGGTGCAGGGGCACCGGGTTGGTCTGGACGATATAAATCAGGCAGTGCTTCACGACCGGGTCCGACGGGACTGGGCCGATATTCTTTTAACAATGCAACCCGATAACGATCAACGTTTTCGATCACAGTAAACACACCTTTGCGGGTCAAATGTACACTATTGCCTGGTTTCTTCCCAATGCTTTCATTAAGCGCCCAGCCCATTACTGTGAGCTTGTGATCAATCAACTGTGATACAGGTAATATTTTATATTTTACAGTTTCTGCAAGTCGTAACGGGTTTCGAGGATTGGGAGCATACTGTCCACTGGCTACTTTGGCCGCAGTGTCTGCTGCTGTTCCAACACCACCAGCATATACATCTGCACCAGGTGTTCCGGGTGGCAATGTAATTTGTTGTCCCGGGAAAATAACATCAGGATTTAAACTTTGGCCACCTGTGGCACCCGAAGCGGCAGCTAGTTGTGGATTCAATCCCTGCAATTCTGTTACGCTGGTGTTATTGGCTTGTGCAATTTTACTCAGTGTGTCACCAGATTGCACAGTATATGTGGCCAATTCAGGTGCTGTTACATCAGGAACTCCGCC